AGGCGTATTGATGTTTTGCAAAGCGTCCCCTACCGTTGAATTCAATGCAGGGAAAATGTCAACGACAACTTGGCCTGCTCCATCTGAACCAGCATCTGCTGTTGCACGCACTTGAACTTTCTGTTGTGACGTTTGATGACCATGCTCAGTTAAGAAACGAATAACACCCCCAGAATCTTGGAATGTTAGAACGTCATTTTCTTTGATTGCATCCGCGTCACTGGCACCGGCGCCACTTAATGTTAGCTGTGTACCAGCCGCATTAATGCTAACAACTGTTAGCGTGGCTTGGTCTTGGCCAACTGTACCAGCAATATGTGTAGGGCATAAGTTAGAAGTATGCCAATCAACTCGAGCAAAAGAGCCAAGCTCCCAGCTCATAAACTGACGTTCGTTTCTATCCAAAACAAATTGATTCAACCCATTGCCGATAATAGCTGGGGCTTTAATGTCAGGAATAATGCCGCACAGATTACCTTTGGGTGCACCCGTGTTGCGATAGTCAGCAGCAGCTTGTGCTAATTGTTGAAAGGATGTGATATCAGTAGTTCCGTCGTTAAACGTACGGTACGTGTGTGATACGTTGTTTAATGCAACGTTTGCTTCAATACCGTCACCCAGTTCAGCCATTGCGCTTTTGCCAATGTCGTTCATAAACATATCAACATTAAAGATGCGCTCTTGGGCTGTGTAAGCGTTTGCAACTGTAATAGGCTGGTCAACAGTCAATGTTTGTTTGCGCTGAATAACAGGGTCAAACGCAGGAACAACAAGACTATTTCGGTTGGCGACCTGCTTAATAGGTAAATCAAAGTCGATAGAATCACCCAAGTTACCCGTAAAACTTTGAGGGTTTTTATACTTTGTGTTTGCTTTAGCTACATAAACGTAGGAGTTACGAAGCAATGCTAGTTCAGCACGCTGATATGTCGTGACGTCAATTAATTGGTTTGCCATTTTTCACCTCTTAAACTTAAAGTTAAGCGGAAATGGCGTAATTAATTAGCCTTTGTAAATCTCCATAAAGTCTCGTACGGAGTATTCACTTTGGGGCTTGTCAGAACTGCCAATTCCACCGCGTGTTTGATTGTTTGGTGAAATACGACTAATTGGCTCTGGCGCAAAAGGCTTCTTCTTAGCATCAGCATTTTGCTTTAATCGAGCACCTATCTTCTCAAGCTCAGCCTTGGCAGCTTTAGGCATATTGGTAGCTAAGGCATCTAACGAAGGAATGGCTGCCGGATTTTCAGACAAATAATGCAAAACATGTTCTGCATCTTCTATGTCTGCCGCCGCCTTTAGTAATCCTAACGCATTTTGAAATCCATCTACTTTTTGCATGGAAGCTTCAAAGTTCTCAATAGATTCCTTGCCGCGTTGGGCGATTTCCTGAATCTTTTGAACACACTTGTCCGCTTCAGCCTTCGCTTGTTGCTCAGCTAACGCCCTTTCGTGCTGCTGGGCTATTTCAGCTACCCGCTTATCAACCAATGAAGCAATATCAACATCAGAAGACGCTTGTTGCTGATCGACTTGATTTGCCGTCTGTTGACTTGCCTGGGTTGACTCAACACCTTTTTCATAAGCTTTTCGCTTCGCCGCGGCAAGCAAATCATTAACCTGTGATTGGGTCAACGTTTTCTCTTGCTGCTGCGTTTGCGCAGCATCGCCTAAAAATTGCTGAGCGTCTCCTTGACTAGCCGACTCTTGAGATACATTATCTATTGAGCCAGAATCAACGGACTCTAAATTTTCATCAGTCATATTTTACCTTTTAAGTTGCCTACTTAAGGAGTGCGCCAAAACGGCCTTTGCTGCGTGCAAATGACGTCAGCTTTTGGTCTGAGCTGAAACAGTGAATCCGGCTCACGCCGTGCGGTACCGCTAAGCACAAGCCAATTATAACTCACTTATTTAATTTTGCAAGTTATACACAGGTTATCCACAAGACGTTATTTTTTGCGTGCACGCCCCGCTGCGCCCATTTCTGCAAAAGGCTGCTTGCCATATTTTTTGCGCCCTCTAACAGCCATAATGGCGTCCGCTTCTTTTTTTGATTTGCCGGTTGCTTGAATAGCTTTAGAACCAGCAGCAAAACGTTTGCCCTCTCCTGGCTTAGATGTTTTGACTGCCTTCTCGTACGCCGCACGCGCACGCTTAGCTTTCGATGAAGATTTTTTAGCTTTCATGCTATTCTCCTACTGCTGTGTTAGATAAATGCAATAAATCCATTGCGTGTTGATGCTCTTGTTCGGTTTTCTTCATTTCCGCTTCGGCTATTTTGGCCGCATCATCAACCGCATGGGTCTTGTAGCGCGCCGCATCGTTGATTAATTCACGCTTTAGCTTTAATTGCTCCATAAAAACCTGGTTTGCTGATTCTACCTTTCTGATTTGCAGCTCTTCACGTTTTATTTGCGCCTCCTCCTGCGCCTCTTGCGCTTTTAACTGTAATTCTTGCTGTTTGAGAATGATAGCTTGCTGCTCAGGGTTAGGTTGCTGCTGTTGCTGCTGATTTTGCATTTGCGCTGCTTTTTGCATTTCTTTAGCCATCTGCACAAGCTTGTCAATGCCTTTAATATCAAGATTTTCTAAGATAAACGGCAATCCAACCTGATTAATAAACTCGCCAAAAGCAGGGAAAGATTGAGACAGTTTTGACATCATGTTTAACGCCTGGTCTTTCTGAATCGCAAAGCTTGGGCTTGATTTAATTTCAATATCAAATTCACTTGGTTTATAATTAAACGAAACCGCCTCTGTATTATCATCGTTGACTCTAACGTATGTCATATCGCCGCTATCATCTACATACGGCACCGTCATTGCTGTAACGTAATATTGTGGAATCATTTTTAAAATGAGCTCGCATGCAGCGGTTAGTGCGCATGCAAAACCACCCATGAATGGAACACCAATAACGTTATTTTGAGTGGCGCCAGCAATTAATGCTTTTCCGGATAATTCCTTTTGATTAATCCCCATCTGTGCATCATACGTGCCCAATGTATTTTGAATAGTGTTTTGCATATGAGTAAATGCGCCAACAATAGCTGGAGGCAAGTCTTGTTGCACAACCTCTTTAACGGCCTCATGAATAACTTCTCCATTGTCGTCAATAGAACGTTTCAAAAGAACGCTTGCCGTTTGCGGGTCAGTCCATGACTCTTCATCAACAACCGCCCTTTCATCAACAATGAATTTTTGGTTCATGTAGTTTTCAGCATAGTTTGCCAAAGTTTGACAAAGAAAGTTAAATAATCTTTGTGCATCCATAGCCGACTCTAAGTAAGAACGTGTTACTTGCTGTATCTCATCACTTGATGATGATTTGTAGACGAAAATATTTTGAGAGCTAACAAAAATGTAAGGCAATCCAGGTAATGATGTTTTTTCTTCTTCGATTATGTCTTCGCCAAATAAAACATAACGTTTTATAATATTTTTTTTCTCCTTCCTGGATTTAATAACCTCAAGCGGCGGCTGAACTTTAAATTCAGAACTTAACGCTTCGTACTCTTTCATGTATTGATTGTAATCAGAGCGAGAGAGCGTTGAGCCATCAGATAGTAATAGCAAATCATACTGCATTTCTTCTACACAGTAATACTCAACCAACATGACCATTTGTTTTCTTTTGCTTTTAAATGCCCACGAAAAGTCGCTGGCCTGCCCTATGTTAACGTACCTCATTGTATCAGCCTTATCGGCATATTTTGGGTATTTCTTTTTAAATTCAGTCTTTGACATTGGGTACACTTCACCGCAGAACTTGCCGTCTTCTTTTGAAAGCAATTTTGCCATGGGGTCAAAAAAGCACGTTAGCGGGTCATCTGCCTTAGATAAATAAATATCTTGCTCGAACTTTTCTTTTCTGTATTTTGTTAAAACCTTCAATACATAATAACCACCCCCTGTAAGCTCTCTAAAAACATCCATGCTAATTCCGCTTTTCTGGAACTGCTCAATAATAAACTGAATGTGTCCTTGGACAATCTCAACCTGCTTAACATTTACTTCATCGCCAGACCCGTTACCTCTAACAGCAACGCTTGGTGACAACATTTTAAATTCGCCCAAAAATCTTGAGAGGTAAGCCTGCACATAATTAACCTCAATGTCAGGTTTGTTGACAACAGAAAGCCTGCTTCTTTCCATATCTGTAATGGTTTCTTTAAATGAGAAACGCATGTTTTTTTTGTGATTTTTAATATTCTCGTTGAAAAACGTAAAGCTGCTCTCAATGTCTTTTTTGATTTTCTTGTGGGTTTTTTGGGACGCCATGCTACCCCCTTGAGGTTTTGATTCTTCGGTTGCGATTGATTGAAGCGATGTGATTAACAGCATTGCTTTGATTGCTTACTGATTTGATATTATAGATTGTTTTTTCGTCAAGCCCAAGTCGGATACCATCTGCCACGGTATCGGCTATATCGTCATGCTTGTATGCGCCATCTGCTGTAATTTCGTCAAGGTGTTTTTTAAGGCGCTCTAAATGCGGAGCATCTCTGCAAATAGAAAACTGACCCTTAGCTATAAAGGGGGCTGCTTTTAAAAACCGTGTTATTTTAGAGCCGCTCCCAGAGGGTCTTTTGATATCAATAACAGACAGTCCGGGCTTGTTGCGCATAACAGACACCAGCGTGACGCCCGTACTTTTCTTTTCGATATGGGACTGTGAGGGCTTTTCTTTTTTGTGTCTTGAGCAATGACGCAAGCATTGCATGTAAAAGCTCTCAAACTCTTCTTCTAAAAACTCAGGCTCTACCCTAATCTCCCAGCACATGATGGAGTGAAGCCCAAGCATTCCGGTTTTCTCACCGCCAATTTCAATCTCATACAACCCAAAAAAATGAAAAACGGTTGCATCGTTTATGGAATCTTCGGTCTCCGCGGTATCCCCAACAATAAATGTTACTAGAAATTCAGGCTCTTCTTTTAGAATCTTGATAAATTCTGTCTTGAATATCTTATTGGCTGACGAAATAGGCTGTTGTTGAAATATAGAATAAAACGTAAATTCATCAATTCGCTTTAGCTCTTCTAGGTATTCTTTTGACTGCATCTCTGGCCACAGCGCATTACCGCACGCATCCAAAGCCGGAATAACAATAGCATTCTTTTTCCACTCGCCAGAATAAACATCAATAGGGTCATTGCCGTATTCTCCCATCAGTTTAGCTGGAGGGTCATTTTGGCTTAAGCGCTGACATATCATGACGATGGGCGTCAAGTTAGGATCATTACGGCGGTTAACGATATTTTGAGAATAAGTCCGTGCAAAGCGTTCAGTTTTGGCTTTACTGTGCGCCTCTTCTGTTTTGAGCATATCATCAAGCAAAATACCGCCTCCAAAGGGCGTTTGTTTAATCCCAGCACCAAACCCAAGGCCCGCGCCATCTGCCCCTATAGCGATAGTTTGGCCGCCCTGCATCGTTTTAAAATGGTCTTTCTTGCGAGCGGTTTTGTTAATACGCACATCAAAGAATTCTTGATACCAACGAGACTCAAGGATAGAGCGGATATACTCTGTTTGCTCTGTGGCTAACGACTTGCCGTAACTGCCATATATCCAGTTGGCTGCTGGCTCATGAGCATAACACCATGCTATCGCGTTATCGGCTAATAGCGTTTTACCGTGACGAGGAGGAATGCCTATGTATTGCTGCAAGGCCTCACCTCTTATGGCTCTTTCGAAACCTTTAGCTACCAACAACACATGGTTTTTTCTTGAAACAGGGTTGGGGATAATAAGAGAGCGGCCAGTCATCATCTCAAACGAATAGCGCACAAAGAAATAGAAATCATCCAGTAACGTCTGGCGGGTACTGTCTAGGTCTTGCTTAACTTCTTCGAATTCTTCAGGGCGCAGCATGGCTGCATTATATATTATGGTCTATTTTTTATCAACC